AGAGCGCCTTGCAGAAGGCTCTGCCAAGTTTAAGCACTTAGAGCATCTTATTTACGGACTGTACGCATTGATTGCAGCGGCTGCTTTGCCGCAGTTTTTTATGGGGTGACCCCCAATGGTAATTGAAAGCATTGCAGCGGCAACAGCCACCTTATCTGCCATTAACGGGTTAATCGCTCAATGCAACGAAACAGGTCAGGGTGTTCATCAGGTAATGGGCATGATCTCGGATTTCGGAGAAGGGATCACCGAGTTTGAGGCGCAACGCCGACAAAGCACTTTCAAGCCCCTTACTCAGAATGAAATCTTGAAGCTCCAAATGATAAAAAGGCAATATGACCGGCACTGGCAGAGCGTTCACGATTTGCTCCTCATCGCAGACCCAAAGCTCCTCGACGACTTCAAGGCCGCAAAAGCCCAACAAGAACAGGACAGGCAAGAGCATCTGAGAATGATTGCTCGTAAAAAGAAGGCGCGACAACATCTGACCAACCAGATCCTAGTAGGAGGCACCACTTTGCTTATTGGTGGGATGATAATAGCAGCGGGGTTTGCAATTATGGTGAAGGTGTACGGATGATAATGGCTTTTCTGCTAGTGGTGATTGTTGAGGGTGAGCCAATTGCTGATCAGTTCTATTTCCGCAACATACAGAGATGCAATCAGTTTGCTCAGTGGGTTGAGACAGGTAAGGTTAATTTAGTTAAGGATCGCGCGGTGCAGCGGCAGACGAATATCAGCGCGTATTGCATACCGAAACGAGTAAACGCAAACACAAAGACATACGACTGATGGCTGCAAAAAAACTAGAAGAAGGCTCTGAATACGCAGATTACGATGCAGATGGTGATGGCATTGTCACTGATGAAGAGCTACAGACAAGCAAGGAATTGCAAGAGCTACGATTGCAACATGAACGCGCGGATGCGCAACGTGCGATGTCTTGGTTCGCTCTTTGGGGGATGTTGCTCTATCCTTCTTTGGTGGTGGCATCTGAGCTTTTTGGCCTGAATCAAGCTGCATCAATACTCGGTGATATGGCAGCGGTCTACTTTGTATCCGTTGCAGGTATACTAGCTGCGTTTTTTGGCGCACAGGCTTGGTCAAATAGGAAATAGATTATGAGTTTAGTGGGACAGCTAATCGGCCCAGTCACAGGACTGCTCGACAAGTTCATTGAAGACAAAGATCAGAAGAATGCTTTGGCCCATGAGATTGCAACCATGTCGGAGCGCCACGCGCAGGAAGCATTAAAAGGCCAGCTTGAAATAAACAAGATGGAAGCTGCACATAAGTCGTTATTTGTAGCTGGGTGGCGTCCTTGCATTGGATGGATCTCTGCGTTTGGTCTGCTCTACAACACCATCATCGTAAACATATTAGGCATCTGGGTAGATGTGCCAGAAGTAGATACAACGCTTCTTGTGCCCGTTATGATGGGTATGCTCGGATTGGGCGCTATGCGTTCATATGAGAAGGTAAATTCCGTAGCACGGGAGAAGTAATGAGCAAGCTAGTCGAAATGATTAAGCGCCATGAAGGCGTCAAGTCTAAAGTCTATAAATGCAGTCAGGGGTTTGAAACTATAGGTGTAGGCAGAAATATCTCAGAGTCTGGCCTTGGGCTGTCTGATGATGAGATCGAATACTTGTTGGCAAATGACATAGCGCGAGTAAAAAGCGAGCTTGCAGACACATATTTCTGGTTTAATGGTATTAACGAAGCGCGGCAAGATGCCATGATCGACATTTGCTTTAACCTTGGTCTGACTAGATTGCGTGGCTTTGTGAACGCTTTAGAGGCCATGTCACGCGAGCAGTTCGACATTGCGGCAGATGAATTTATGGATAGCAAATGGGCAAAGCAAGTTGGGACGAGGGCGCTTCGTGTGACCGAAATGATCCGCGACGGTGAGTACCAGTAATGCCACTACGTAAGTTAACCCTACGCCCCGGTGTAAACAAAGAAGTTACACGTTATGTAGATGAAGAAGGCTGGGCTGACTGCGACAAAGTACGTTTTCGTGCTGGGTACCCCGAAAAAATAGGTGGGTGGCAGCAAATATCTGGTAATACGTTCCTTGGTGTTGCACGTTCTTTATTCAATTGGGTTACGTTAGAAGGTCAAAATCTTCTTGGTGTCGGCACTAACCTCAAGTTTTACGTAGAGAAAGGTGGAGAATACTTTGATGTAACTCCTGAACGTACGCCGTCTGGTGTGTCTCTTACCAATCCTTTTACGACTGTTTCTGGCTCTACCACTGTCACTGTTACAGATGCCAATGGAGGCTACATAAACGGTGATTTTGTCACGTTTAGCGGAGCTTCTGCTGCGGGTGGGCTGACCCTAAACGGAGAGTTTCAGATAACGTACTCTACCGGCAACACATACACCATAGAATCAAGCAGCGCAGCTTCATCATCTGCCACTGGTGGGGGTTCTGTAACGGCAAAATACCAGATAAACATTGGCCCAGAGTTTGTTGTGCCTTTAGTTGGTTGGGGTGCTGGTGGGTGGAATGAAGGTACATGGGGTAACGGATCTACTTCTACAGACTCTTTGCGTTTGTTTAGCCAGTCTAATTTCGGAGAAGATTTAGTATTTGGCCCTCGTGGTGACAGTATCTACTACTGGGATGCTTCTGGAGGTCTTGAGACCCGCGCAGTAGAGCTATCTTCTCTATCGGGCGCTTCTAATACGCCAACAAAACAAAACTTTATACTTGTATCCGATGTAAGTCGTTTTGTGTTCTGTTTTGGCGCTAACACGTTAGGAACATCTACCCAAGACCCCATGCTTATTCGATGGTCAGACCAAGAAGACGTTACTAACTGGACGCCCAGTGCTACTAACCAAGCGGGTGATCTACGTCTGTCCAAAGGTTCTGAAATAATAAGTGCGTTGCAGTCTCGCCAAGAAATACTGGTATGGACAAACTCTGCGCTATACGCCTTACAGTATCTAGGCGGTACGATTGTGTGGGGGTCTCAGCTTCTTGCAGATAACGTATCTATAGCTTCTCAAAATGCTGCTTCTTTCTCGGATGGAGTCACTTACTGGATGGGGCTTGATTCTTTCTACGTATACGACGGCACTGTCAAAAACCTACCATGTGACCTAAAACGCCATGTGTTTAACGACATAAACCATGAACAGATAGGGCAGGTGTTTGCGGGTACAAACGAAGGATTTGACGAAGTTTGGTGGTTTTATCCGTCAGCTAGTTCAACCACTGTAGATAAGTATATTGTGTATAACCATGCACAAGGTATCTGGTACTTTGGCAGTTTGGCTCGTTCTGCGTGGCTTGATACAGGTATTAGGCAGTTTCCTGTTGCAGCTACATACAGCAACAACTTAGTCACACACGAAGACGGTGTAGACGACAACGAAAGCGGCACAAGAGCAGCTATTACTGCATTTATAACCTCTGGTGAGTTCGATATAGATGATGGTGACAGGTTCTCGTTTATACGCCGAGTGTTGCCTGATCTGACGTTTGATGGATCTACTGCGGACAGCCCTACAGCTACGCTAGAACTTCTACCGCTACAGTCTTCAGGTTCGGGATACAACAGCCCTGCATCAGAGGGTGGGAGCAGTAGTAGATCTGTCGTAAGGTCTGCAACAGTGCCGGTTGAGAAGTACACTACACAGGTGAACATTCGCGTGCGTGGCAGGCAGCTATCTATAAAGGTGCAGTCAGCAGATCTAGGCGTGCAGTGGCAGCTTGGAGCACCAAGGCTTGATATACGTCCTGACGGGAGGCGGTAGTGACTACTTACAACTCTATAGCACCTCGACTACCTACACCTCCAAAAGAATACACGCAGGTGTCGTTTGAACAGTTCAATAACGTATTGCGTATATACTTTAACCAGCTAGATGAGAGCATAAGAGAAGCAGCCGTTTCTACTGAATCTCAAGCGCAGGTGTGGTTCCTTGGCTAATCAATACAAAAACGCAAAGGTAGATTTGACTACCACTAACGCAACTACGCTGTACACATGCCCAACAGCAAAGACTGCGATTGTTAAGTCTATACTAGTGTCAGAAGATTCTGGCAACGCTGATACTATAACGGTAACGCTTACCGATGCTGCTACTGCGGTGTTCAGTGTATTTAAGGTCAAGGCTGTTGGTGCTAACGCCACAGTAGAACTGCTTACTGCACCCATAGTGGTAGAAGAGTCGGAGATATTGAAAGTCACTGCCGCAACCGCTAACAGGTTACATGTTGTAGCCAGTTTACTGGAGGTTACGTAATGATAGGTAGTTTCGGCGGTTTTGGTGGTATGGGGCTGGGAGCACTTTCTGGGCTAGGTGGGTTCGCCCCTACTCCCGAACAGATACAAGAACGCTTGAAGGCCGCTGGTATACCAAGCTATACCCCTCCCGCACCTGTTGTAACGCCTAGACCTACCCCTGTAGTGACCCCTAAACCCATGCCTGTTATGCCCATTGGGGGAGCTTACACCTCTATAGGCCCAAATCTTAGGTCTGGGTACACGCCTACTACACCTATTGCACCGCCTCCTGTAGCTCCTAGACCCACACCTGTAACAAGACGCCCCTCTGCACCAGTTACACCATCTCGTGCTAGTCGTGCAACGCCTAAGCCTCAACCTGTAGTACCTGTTGGAAGGGCTTACACCTCTATAGGCCCAAATCTTAGGTCTGCGTATACACCTACTGCACCTATTGCACCTCCTCCTAC